CTCAAAGACAACCCCCTGAAGATGGCTAAAGGTGGTTCTGTAGGCCCCGCTTCCAAACGCGCTGATGGTTGTGCCCAACGTGGTAAGACTAAAGGTAAGATGCGATAATGGAAGGCCAAGGCTGGAACATCATCTTGACCATTGCGGTCAGTGCAGTTGGGTTCATCGTGAAGAATTCATTTGACGAGATCAAACGTATTCAGATTTTGCTCAACAGGACTCGGGAAGAACTTCCTAAAGAGTACGTGACTAGGGCGCAGTTGGATGCGGATATCAACCGCATCTTTGACAGGCTTGACCGGCTTGAGGTTAAGATTGACCGGTTGATGGACAAACATGCCTAGTACGTCAAAGAAGCAACACAATTTCATGGAGGCTGTAGCCCACAGCCCCGCCTTCGCCAAAAAAGCTGGCGTTCCCAAGTCCGTGGGCGAGGACTTTTCACAGGCCGACAAGGGCCGTAAATTTGGTAAAGGTGGTGATATGGCTACGAAAATGAACCCCGGTTTTATGGCAATGATGGCTAAAAAGAAGACCGCACAAGAAGGCTCAAAAGCTGACAAAGCCGCTGACAAAAAGCAAATGATGGGCATGAAGAAGGGCGGGACAACCAAAAAAATGGCTGCTGGCGGGTCCGCTTCTTCTCGTGCAGATGGTATTGCCAAACAAGGCAAGACCAAAGGTAAGATGCTCAACAAAGGCGGCATGGCCTGTTAAGGAACTATCATGGCACAAGCTGAAATCTACACCGCTAAAATGGGTCAGCCTCCAATGGATGACGAAGGCCCAACAAAGCCAATGCCCCCTCTGGCACGCAAGCGTAAACGTGCTGCGGACCCCAATATGCCCCTTGGGCAAACGGATATCTACACCGCCGAAAAAGGTCAGCCTCCGATGGACTACGAAGGTCCAACGACTCCAGCTATGCCAAAGAAAGGCAAGGCTATGTTCTCCAAAGGCGGGTCGGTTTCCAAGCGTGCTGATGGTTGCTGCCAGCGTGGTAAGACTAGGGGTAAGATGGTATGAGAGCAAGTCGGGGTATGGGGGATATCAACCCATCTAAGATGCCCAAGCCGAAGATTATTCATCGGAAGGACAACCCCGATTCTGTTGAGTTGTATGCCAAAGGCGGGAAGGTCAACGCTGCTGGTAATTACACGAAACCCAGTCTGCGTAAGCGGATTGTGTCTCAGGTAAAAGCTGCTGCTACTCACGGCACAGGCGCGGGTCAGTGGTCTGCCCGTAAAGCCCAGCTTGTTGCTAAGAAGTACAAAGCAGCAGGTGGAGGTTACCGAGATTGAAGCCCCCGCAGCAGTCTCTTAAAGATTGGGGCGACCAGAAATGGCGCACCAAGAGCGGTAAGCCCTCCAGCAAAACTGGAGAGCGGTATCTGCCAGAGGCTGCGATTAAGAGTCTTAGCCCATCCGAGTATGCCGCGACGACCAAAGCCAAGCGTGAAGGCAAGAAAGCGGGTAAGCAGTTTGTAGCGCAGCCCAAGTCGGTAGCAAAGAAAACGGCTAAGTTTAGATAATGACTACTTCCGGCACTTCTAGTTTTGACCTTGACTTCTCGGAGTTAGCCGAAGAAGCGTGGGAACGCGCCGGTCGGGAGATGCGGTCGGGCTACGACCTACGTACCGCTCGCCGTTCAATGAACTTGATGACCGTCGAATGGCAGAATCGCGGCATCAACATGTGGACGATTGATCAGGGGGCATTCACTATGACTCCCGGTCAGAACACTTACGCACTGCCAACAGACACGATTGACCTGCTTGAGCACGTTATTCGTACGGGCGCAAACGATTCGTCCACCCAGTTTGACCTGACGATCTCAAGGATCAGCGTTTCCACTTACGCTAGCATCCCTAATAAGATTACTCAGGCTAGGCCGATTCAAGTGTGGGTCCAGCGATTAAGTGGGCAGATTTCCCCCACTGACGCAACGCTCAGTACCACTATCAACAGTACCGCTACCACCATCGTCTTGAGTTCGGTAGTTGGGCTTCCAACTACTGGGTTTATTAAGTTAGACAACGAGATCATCAACTACGGATACATAACAGGGACTACCCTATATAACTGTTTCCGTGGACAAGCTAACACGACCGCAGCGTCTCATACAGCAGGTGCAGCGGTGTACAACCCCAATCTTCCAGCCGTTACCGTTTGGCCTACGCCGGATGACTCGCAGACATATCAGTTCCTGTACTGGCGGATGCGTAGGATTCAAGATTCTGGCACGGGCGTTAACACAGCGGACATCAACTTCAGGTTCTTACCTTGCTTGGTTGCTGGGTTGGCGTACTATATTGCTATGAAAGTACCGGAACTAATGCCACGGTTGCCGATGCTCAAGCAAGCGTACGACGAACAGTTTGACCTCGCCGCAGGTGAGGATAGAGAGAAAGCTCCAATTCGATTTGTTCCAAGGGCATTTCGCGCTGGTAGGGGGTAGTTGTGAGTAACCGCTTTGCTGCCGGTTATAAGGCAATTGCCGAATGTGATATATGTGCGTTCAGTTATAAACTACATCAGCTTCGTAAGTTGATCATCAAGACCAAGGTCACGGATATCAAGGCGTGCCCAACGTGTTGGGTTCCAGATCAGCCGCAGTTATTGTTAGGGATGTATCCAGTAGACGATCCGCAAGCGTTGCGGAACCCACGTCCAGATCTATCTCTTAACCGTAACAGCAGAGGGTCACGAGATATTCAGTGGGGTTGGGCACCGGTTGGTGGTGGTAGGAGTTTTGATGATCCGTTAACACCAAACAACTTGGTTGCAACGACATCTGTTGGTACAGTAACGGTTACGACATCATAGGAACTATCATGGACAAGAAAGAAGTTAAAGCTATCGCGGATACGGAAGTCCGTGCCCACGAGAAGAAACTGCATCCCGGTGCCAAGAAGATGAAAGCTGGTGGTCCAACCACGGCTGATCGTGCTAAGTACGGGAAGAATATGTCTCGCGCCATGAACCAGCGCGGTAGCGCACGGGGGAAGTGATGGCTACATATAGCATGAAGAAAGGTGGTAAGGAAGTTGGTCCTGCTTCTACATACGCCGAACCGCATACCATGACCGGCGCAGATATGGACATCGACGCGCATATCAAGGCACACAACGCCAAAGATAATGTCGATGAACTTTGTATGAGCGTGAGCGGCTACAAGAGCAAGCCATATCCAGAACCCAAGACTTCTGGCATCAAGGTTCGTGGGACTGGCGCTGCTACTAAGGGTCTGATGGCTCGGGGTCCGATGGCATGAACTACACCGAGTTGTGTGCCAATATTCAAGACATCACGGAGAATACGTTCACCGCTGATCAATTGGCTATGTTCACGCAACAAGCGGAACAGAAAATATACAACACGGTTCAGATTGCTAACCTTCGTAAGAACGTAACTGGCGTCACTTACGCAACCGTACCGTACGTATCTTGTCCGGACGACTTTCTATCTGTGTACTCGATAGCCGTTTTTTCTACGGGTGGTCCGTACACGTTTCTTCTTAACAAGGACGTGAACTTCATTCGTGAAGCGTACCCAACCCCTACGGCTACGGGAACGCCCAAGTACTACGCTATATTTGGGCCGAGTTCCAGCAACGTAAACGAACTTTCGTTTATGCTTGGGCCTACGCCTGACGCTTCGTATAACTTAGAACTGCACTACTTTTACTATCCCCCCTCGATTGTTACCTCTAGCACGTCTTGGCTTGGGGATAACTTTGACTCCGCTCTGCTTAACGGTGCGTTGATTGAAGCAATACGCTTCATGAAAGGCGAAGTGGATATCATCCAGAACTATGAGAAGCTGTATCTTCAGTCGATTCAGTTGCTCAAGCAGTTGGGTGATGGTAAGCAGCGTCAGGATGCGTACCGTGATGGTCAATATCGTCAACCGGTGACCTGATGTCTATCATCCAGACCCAAACGACGAGCTTCAAAGCAGAGCTATATCAGGCAATTCATGACCTGACGACTGACACTTTGAAGATCGCGTTATATACGAATAGTGCTACTCTTAACGAGAGTACAACGGCGTACTCTACTACCGGTGAGATCACAGGTACTGGGTATAGTGCTGGGGGTGTGACTATCACTGGAGTGACAGTTAATTCTTCCGGGTACACGGCGTATGTCAGCTTTAATAATCCTAGCTGGTCTTCCGCTTCGTTTACAACCCGTGCGGCCCTGATCTATAATTCCAGCAAATCTAACCGGTCTATCGCCGTGCTGGACTTTGGGTCAGACAAAACGGTTTCTAACAACACATTCACTGTCACTCTTCCGGCAAACACCGCAGCCGATGCGTTGATCCGGTCCTCTAATTAGGAGCTTTCATGTTGTCCAACCACTCAGCAGGTACTGATAAGGCGGGAGCCAACATCATGATCTGTAAAGATATCAAAGACGGTCTTCGGGCCGGTGGCGTTTTCCATGTAGTTTGCTATGACAAAGATGGCAACCTGAAGTGGGAACTTGAAGAGCACAACCTCGTTGTGAACGGTGGTCTTCAGGACATGAACGCTAAGTACTTTACCGGTAGCGCGTATACCGCTGCTTGGTATTTGGGTCTTTATGGCGCTGGTGCTTCTAATACTCCTGCGGCTACTGACACGATGTCGTCTCATGCTGGTTGGACGGAAAACACGACTTACAGTCAGGCAACTCGCCCAGTTTGTACGTTTGGTACGCCAACAACTGCTAACCCATCTGTTGCTACGAACTCGGCATCACCCGCTGCGTTCTCAATCAACGGCACGACCACTATTGGTGGCGCGTTCTTGACTAGCAACAATACCAAGAGTGGCACTACTGGAACCCTGTTCTCGGCTGTTGACTTCTCTTCCCCCGGTGACCGCTCTGTTGTTAGCGGCGATACATTGAACGTCACTTACACCTTCAGCCTGACTGCGAGCTAATCATGGCAACTAAATTTATCAAAAACCAGCAAGTCAAACTTATCGGCACCGTCCCA